GGGTCACCTTCGCCGCCTCCCTGGTTGCGCAGCTCCTCCACGATCAGCCGCGCACCCCGCAGGAAGATGGCCGACAACGCCGCCACAAGGGCAACACGGTCGGCCTCGGTGGGGGAGACAGTCGCAGCGTAATACTCGTCTTCAGACAGATCGGACAGCTCATCGACGATCTGCGAGACATACTTGGAGCGCAGAGCGGTCAATCGCCCTTCCATCGAAACCTTGCCTGCCTGATACTCTGCGTCAATCTGCTTGATCATCCGCGCTTCAAGCTCGGTCGGCTGGCGTCGGAGTATCATTCCATCCCATTCGACGGATTTGAAACGGGGGAGAGCAGACCCGGAGGAACTTTTCGCCTGCTCTCCCTCAGCCGGCCCAGGTGGTAGCGAGTCACCTTGCTGCGGCTGAACTGGTGCCACCGGTGCCGGTGGGTTCTCGATATTGTCCATCGCCTTTGCGGGGAGCGTTGGCGTCGCGCTGTTCGGCTGGAGGTAGTAATCACCCGCCGGATCTGGATCATACCCAAATTGAGCGCGGGTTTCGTTGAGCGTCGCGACTCCGGCCTGCCACGCAGCGATTGCGCGGGTTTCCTTCTCAGTCTGATTCTCCTGAAGTGCGCGAATCTCCGACGTATCGAAGTAGACCTTGATGCGCTGGGCCTCGGCGTCACGCTGGAAGTCGGGCAGCAGCTGGCCGGTAAGCGTGACTTGGAACTGCTCCCAGCTCGGGATCAAGCACTCTTCGAATGCGCTCTTCTTCAGGTTGGCCAGGTTGTTGTAGGTTGAGGAGTCCAGACCCGCACTCAGCCCCGCAACGATTGCAGGCACACCCATAGCCCCGGCAATCCGCGACTCGGCGAGATTGGTGATCGAGCCAAAGTCCATTGTCTTCGGGTCATAGCCCAGCGTCGTGACGTTGGCTTGAAAGTCGAGAATGAGCGGCTCACCGCGATTATCCCCGCCAAACTTCCTTTTCCAAACCTGCTTGATCTGCTCCGCCTTCTCGACCGTCATCCCGATCGATTCTTGCGGCGAAACGATTACGCCGGGGATAGCCATATTGCGGCACAGCGCAGCCACCCAGAGACTTACTTCAGTGTCCGTAAATACTTGCAGCAACGCCGCCTTGAGCGGGGCGAGTCCATAGCGTGGATTCGCGGGGTTCAACCCATTTCTGAAGTGAATTACATTCTCGACCGGGATTCGCTCAATCGTGCCATTGATGCGCCGTTCGTAATAGTCGATGAACGCGCTGCCATCCTCCGGCCAGTGCGGCTTGATGCCCCAGTGGGGTTCGTACCAGACTTCGGTGGGTACACCGAACCCTCGGGCATTACGCGCCTTGATCCAGTATGCGTTGCCGTCCAAGTGATACGAGAGCAGCGTGGCGGCCCAGAGCTGCGCCGCGCCGTAACCCGCATTCGGGCGATACATCAGCCGGGTCAGCGGGTGGTCAACCAGCTCGGTCTTTTCACCCTCACGATTCTTTTGATAAACCCCAAGCTCGGCCTGAGTGAAGTTGCGCTGAATCCACGCCAGCACGTTGACCACTGCGGAGTCGCCAAGCGGGTCTGTGTTCTCGTATGGGAAGGTTCTGGGAGCCAACGACAGAAACGAGCCTGCCCGATGCGTCAGGTTTGACGGGAATCGGAAGGCGGTGGATGCTGCTTTGAATCTGTCTAGTATGCCCATACAAGTAAACGGTTAAACCATTTCCATTAAAAACTTTTTCAGTAAGCGTTACCCACCGCTCCCCTTTGCACACATTCCCACGCCAGAGCGCGAGCCATCACCGTGTCATCGTGGCCACCTGACGGCGCGGAGTAGCTCACTCTGCCGGTCGTGGCGTTGCGCTTGGCCTCGTAGCTGAGAAGCTCGACACGGCCAACCGGATCGGGGAGCCACTGGCACTCGACCCGCTCAAGCGCGAGGGCCAATGACTGGATCAGCGGCGGCTTGCTCGATGCCGTCGTTTCAAAGCCCCGCACTGGCAGCCCTTCCCGCACCAATGCTTCAAGGTTCGGTTGGCCTATGCTGTTACTTTCGGCGACGACGGCAAGCACCCCCCATCGATCCATAACCGCTTTGAGTCGCGCCCGTTGGAATGCCCATTCGATTTTATTGAAACGGTCAAGCTCCACTTCGCGGTGACACGTCGCACAGACAACACTGATCACAGTGAAGTCGTTTTGCTGCCCCCAGTCGACCCCGGCAAAGAGGCGATGCCCCTTGTGATCGCCGGTATCGGGTGACAGGCAAGCGTCAATGTTGCGAAAGACCGCGCCATCGTTCTGCAAGAACTCCGCCAGGTACTCTTGCCGGAATACCTGCTCGGGTAGCTCCTGCCGTGCTGACTCGACCTCAGCGGGGTCAATATACGGATTGGCCGTCGTCGGAGCGTGCCACGCTTTCCACTCGCTTTGCGTTTGGTCGACGCCGCGACTGTAACACTCGTGAAAGAAGTTGATGCCCTTGGGAGTCGACAAGAAAAAAGCGTCGCCCGTGTAGTCGGTGAGCGTCGGCCTGATAGCGGCCTGCCAAGCGTCGCCAAGATCCGGCACCATTGCCGCCTCATCGATGATTACCCGATGGTATTTTCGTCCACGCACAGAGTCATAAGCATCGAGCGACCAGCAATCAATCACACCGCCGGTGATCAGCTCGATTCGATGTTCCTGAAGAGATACGCGGGAATGGAGAGGACGGGTCGTTTCGTGGATGGCTTTCCAGACCTCGTTCAGCATTCTGTAGGTGGGTGAGAACCAGCCGACCAGACAGCCGTCAATCGCCTTGTCTACCAGCAGATCCACGCCCAGCATCGTCTTTCCAAATCGCCGACCGCAGGCCAATACGTTGAAGCGCCGCGCCTCGTCCACGATTACCTGCTGCCCCTCGTGAAGGATCGGAAGGATCAGCTCAATCTGTTTTGGTTGTGCCGCTCTTCTGCTCACGTCTCACCACGATTTCTACCTGGCCGCTGTGCTGCTGCTCGCTGCGCTCCGTCCTCGCCCATTTGTCGGGGTGGCGTCGCTCCAGTATCCACGCCGCTGCCTGCCATTGGCCGTTATCGGCTGCGGATCTGATTCGCTTGACGTTCGCCGCCTCGGCCTCGGCTTCTGCTTCTTTTAATGCCTGTATAAATCCCGCATATGGAGAATCAGGTTCAGCGTCCGCCCGTTGTCGCCAAACGGCAAAAGTCGTCTCGCCTATGCCTGCCAATGCACAAGCGGTGCTGTAAGGTAATCCCTCACGCACCGCATCAAGAAACTTCTGTTGTGTTGCTTCGTCCAGCTTACTCGGTCGCCCTGCGGGACGTTTCGACGGGACTAGCTTTTTCTTTTTCGTAGTCATTGCGACATCAGTTTATCAATTTTTTCTTCAATCCTGTCAAGACGGGCCTGCAAGCCGTTCAATTCCTTGTCGAAAGCGCGAGTAGTCACAAAGTGCTTCATCTCCTGCCGAATCTCCTCGACCTCTTTCCGGCTGGGCGAGAAAACGCCCTTCAGCAGCCAACCGGCAATGATTGCAATAATCGATGAGACTGTCACGTCCAAATATTCGTTCATCGGTTTCTCGGGGATGTCGGGGATCATCGTTATCGTGCCGTGCGTGTAATGGAGGGTGGGGTTGCTCCGCGTATCCCCGGCGAGAGGCTGATCGCCTGCGGAGATCCCACCCATAAGCCGGGGAGGAACGGTCAAGGATTACTTGACAGTCAGCCGGTTGAGAAGCTCGATCGCCTTGGCTTCATTCTCGTCGATCTTGACTCCGGCCTCAGCCAGAAGCTGCTCGGGCGTCTTGCCAGTGCGCTGGGACTCGCGGAGGATCTCTTGGGTGATCAGCAAGATGAGCGTCGGCAGGTCGTTGAGTAGGTTGATCAGGTTCACTTCTGCACCTCCTTCGCCAGCTTGACGGTCTTGACCAACTCGCCCAGCGTGGCGATCGTCGCGCTGATATTGCTGACAATCGCGGTGATCTGCTCACGCTTGGCGGGTTCCATTGACGTTACCCGCGTGTCATTTAGCAGCGTGTTGACCACGGCCTGTGAGCTGTCGAGGATCTTCAGGAGCTTGGCCTGACCGTCACCGGTCAAGCGGAGGTTCCCGTCCTTGTCGACATACTGCTTGGCCTCGGCCACAAGCTGCCCGTTGAGGGTATTCACGCTACGGAGAGCGGTGACGATGGCCACGCCAGTTTCAACTGACATCTGGCCGGTCGTGGTCTGCTGATCGACGAGGATCAGGCCCGTTCCGACATATCCGGCGATGCGGTCAGTCGTCGCGGCAAACTGCTTGCCCTGGTCGGAGCAGCCGAACGAGACGCAGGAGAAGATGAGCAGGGCATAGAAGGCTATTCTGTGCATTACTGGCCCTCCACGTTTGGGAGCGGTGATTTCTTGA